ATCTTGGATTTACTTGGAGAAGCAAAAATAATATTATGTAAATTTTTTATATTAACTCCAGTAGAGAATGTCCCCACCGATGCTACTATTATAGCATTATTTTCTTTTTCTGTCAATTGTCTCACTAGTTCTCGTTGTTCTGTATCTGTGCCGCCATAAACAAAAAATACTTGTCTATTCTGTGCTTTGGATAAAATCATATCATGAAGTATTTTACCATGTTTCTCGACATATTGAAATAAAACTAAGGTATTGCCTTTTTGATCTAATGCTAGATTTCTAATAAACTTATTTCTTTCATTATAGGAAACTATAAAGTCCATTTCCTGTTGATAATCATATCCTTTAACTGTTTTTCTTATTTCGTCTGGATATTCTAGAATAATACTATAAATCTGTAGATCAGCCAAAGTCTTTTCTGTTATTAATTTTTTAGTAGTAGTAACTTTGTATACTGGTCCAAACAATCCTTCAAGAACTAACTTATGCGTTTTAGAACCATCTAAAGTACCAGTTGTTCCGATTCTAAACGGTGTAGAAATACATTTGTTAAGTATGCTGGTAAGTGATTTTGCCTTAAAGAGATGGGCTTCGTCACCATAAATGACGTGAAATTCGGAGAAAAATGCTTTGGGAAGTTTGTAAATTGACTGCCAAGTACTAATAACAACGTTGTATAAATTAGACTTTTCATAACCACCATAAATTCTATGACAATGTTCTGATGTTTTCCAACCATTTAGTTCCGAGTAATCTTGGAAATCTGAGTACATCTGTTCTACAAGGCTTGTTGTAGGAACAAGTATGAGTTGTCGTCTTCCATATTTTTCATGCCATCGTAATAGGCAGTAAATGATAAGAGATTTTCCCGAACCAGTTGGCGATAATAATAAGCGTCTTCCATTGACAATTGCTTGATAGACTGCATCTATTTGATAATCCCTTATTTCTATACTTTTACCGTTTGAAACTAATTTCAAGCTAAGACAAAAAGCTTTTACTTCTTCATAGCTTACGTTATCATATGATTTTTTGTAATTGCTTTCATCTACTACATATTCTCGTTCTTCAGCAAATTTTTTTAAATACTCTAAAAGACCAACATATATTTCTTTGGAGAATGTAGAAACTAGACGAATTTTGCCGTCCCAGATTCTGGATTTATACAAAGGATGAAATTTGGCTCCAGGGGCATCAAAAGTAAAATACTCAGATATTTCCTGCATAACAGAAGGACTGGTATTTAATACCAAGTGCACTTCATTTTTTTTGGATACTTCTATTATTGACATTATTGAATCACATTAAACCATTCGTGAATTTTGCCCATTCTATGCTGGACTTTATATCCCATGTTCTTGAATTTATGGAACGAATAATTTGTTCCAATTGATACAAAATAGTTTTATAGTATTCTACTTTATCTGTTAATAAAATTAAATCTATATCTCCCTGCAGAAATTCATCTATTTCATTTTTAAGAGGTTTGGCTCCTTGCCATTGTTCCCATCCCTCTTCTTCTAATTCCGCACGAGACATCTCTCCCCGATAATATCGGTATTTCTTTCTTCTACAATTTAAGTAATCTGATTCCGTTTTTCTCAGATTAAGTCTTGTAGAGGAAAGAAGATTAATATATTTAGCATGAAGTAGCGGAACGCGAGCAGATTCTTTGCCTAGATTTGTTTCATCAATCTTGCAATCCTCTGCCCACATTAGCTGCAGATCAGAAAGTTTCATTAACTATTAATTTGAATAATTTGTGCAGGGTTGCCCTGAAAATTATAAGAGCCATAATGATTAAGAGAGATAGAGGGATCTAACCAAATATCTCCGTTAATGGCTTGCCAGCGACGACAGAAGGTATAATCTTCAGACAAATATCGTTTATCAGTTGGATCCAACATTGTATCAAACATTGCATAGAAAAAATCTTGTAATTCTGGTCCGGTATTTAAATCATTATTATATTTTAATTCAGGATATGCTGCAATCATTTTATCTATTGCAGATCTTTTAATCATCATAAATCCTGTGCCGGCATCATGTAAACGAATTAATCCATTCTCAATAGCAATTTGTTTTGCATCTCTATTTACAAACTTAAAATTAATAGCATAATCGCTTCCTAGAGCAGCGATTTGTTGATCGGGCATAGTATCTTTACCCTGAACACCTTCACGAATACGTTGCCAATTAACACCCTTTTTAGGATATGCGCCAACTACTACTTCTTTATTATGTGCAATTAATTTAAGAACATCCTCAGTTTGGAATTCAATGTCTGCATCAATAAACAATAGATGAGAAAATCCCGATTGTAAAAAATATGCCAAAAGTACATTACGAGCCCTAGTTACTAGAGATTCGTTGGCAATTGTACCAAAAGCCAATGGTATTTGGTGTTGATTGAAAAAAGTCAGAGTTCTAATAACAGAACGAAAATAAGCCTCATGCAACATTCCCCCATAACAAGGAGTGCCAACAAATATTTTTTGTTTTCTTAGTTCATCTATTTTTATTTCTAACTGACCAGGTTGCGGGCCAACAACCGGAGAAGGTTGTGTTGTAATGTTTTGCGGAACAATTTTTGTAGGATTCAATTTAATTGCCATACTAACTCCAAAAGATTTATAAAGATTCTATTTCAAATAGTTTATATCTGAATGCTGCTATTGCTGTTAAATAATTTACTTGGGATGTTGCTACATCATAATCTAAAGCTTCTAAGGAAATGGGAAATAACTCTTTAAAAATTATATTGATTTTAGGATTGTTTGTCGAGTCTAAAATAGTTAAAGTTCCATCTGAGTATGCCAAAACTTCAGTATTATTTTGTTTATTTCTTATAAATGGAAAAGCTGATGGTCTTAGTTTAGCAAAAGATTCAAATTGAGTATAATCATTTGGAAATCCCAATGCTACTAACCATTTGTATAATTCTAAGTAATTGGACATATCTTCAGAAATCAAAAATCTAACAGTAAAATCGCCATAAACCAATTTATCGCCTATAGTTGGGATATCTACAAAAGGTGTTGTTTGTAAGGCAAACCCCAAAGCTAAAGAGGGAAGATTGGCAGATTGACAAGTATATGAAGTATTTGGTAAATCTCTAATAGTAAATCTGAAAGCATTTGGTCTTAGAAAGTCATAGGTAGTGGGCCTAGAGCTTTCATAAGCAGTTTTTACAATACTTATATTACCTGTATATGCCATTTGTACCTCCACTTATATTTATAAAGACAAAAAAGGGGATCCTAGGATCCCCTTAAGATCGCTCTTACGGCGATTACATCAAATTAACAACCTTGGTACGGCGGTAGTACTGATTGCGATCTGCTGTGAATGTAGCACCATCTAAATCAGTTGTATTTGCCGATGATGTCACATATGGGTTAGCAATTAAACCATAACGTGTCTTGAAGCCAATCTTTGGCTGGAAGCTATTAGGATCAACTGCACGAACCATTTGAAGTGGAACATATGGGCAATAGAATAAACCTGCGTCATATGGACTTGAACCTTTATATCCAACAACATAAAACTGATTAGCATTATTAAGATTTGCTGAATATGGATCAATGTATACGCGATAGCGTCCATTCAAAACACCCGCAAATGTGTTGCCTGTGTCATCTACGTTAAGATTTGTTGATAAAGCTGGAGCATAATCAAGAACACCTGACATAGCTAATGCACTTGCAACGTCTGCAGAGCAAACAATGAAGTTACCTTTACCACGACGTGTATCTTGGGCAATTGCGTTAGCATCGCGCTCAATATTGAATAACAAACCCTTGAAGCGCTCTACTGACCAACGACCATTAGAATCGATATCTAGATCAAATGTACCTGCAGTTGCGGTTGCTGGTGAACCTGGCTTAGCTACGGTGTAGATCAAACGAACGATTTCACGATTGATCTCAAACATAAATTCTTGCGAAAGAATGTTTGATAACTCCGACTCAGCATCAAGACCATGAATTGCTTTCAAGTCTTGTGCTAATTCAACAGTGTATTCTGCTTTCAATGCACGTGATTTAGCAGTAACTGTTGTCTTATCAATCGAGAAAGACATCTCACTAAATGCACCACCCTGTGTAGCACCTGTACCAGTAAGATTTTCTGCTGAAGCTGTAGTCAATCCACCGCTAGTTGTATAAGTACCACTAACTGGGTTTGAACCTGTATGTGTACCTGCACCAGTAAACGCAGTGTTAGCTTCATTGAAAAGAGCTTCTACACGTGTTGAAGTATTGGCACGCTCTGAACCATAGATTGATCTCATTGCAAAGATCAAACCAGTGGGACCAGTCATAGGCTGAACACCACAAATGTCATATGCCATTAAATTTGGCATAGAACGGCGGACCAATCCTATTAAAATTGGATCATATGCTTGAATACCGCTGGTGGCTTGAATGTTGTTTGAAGGAGCTTCCAAAAGTGCTGATCGCTCTTCACGTAAGGATTTTTCCTGATTTTCAAGCAATACTGCAGTAACAGCTCGCTTATAGGCATCTTTAATTTCTGGTAAATCGGGATGCTTGATAATAGCATCCCATTTTTGTTGTAATTGTTCTGATAAAAACATCTTGTTCTCCTTGAAACCTTTGAAATTTAAGCACGCTTAACTGATCTGGACAATGCCTTAGCATAGGCTTCAACTGTGCTACTAGTTACAGCAGTGTCAGTTGTTTCCGAAGTGTCCTCAATTAGTGTTTGTGCCTGGGGTTGAGTTTTAGGTGTAATTTTATTCTTTGGAAAATAATTATCTTTAATAACAGACACTTTCTCTTTAAACATGTCTGAATCATCAAAATTTACACCCTCAACTAGTTTTCTTAATTTGGCCGATTCTGTATCAGCTAAATCCTTGGACATTTCATCTAAAATAGCATCACGTTTTAATTCTGCAACTTGAGAGTTAAGCTCAATATTGGTGTTAATAGCTTCATCTAATTTAGCTTCTAATTCTTCAGCTTTATCTTGAAGTTCACCAACAACATCATATCTATCTTCTGGGACTTCAACATAATGTTCTTTAAAAAGATTCTTCAATCCTAAAATAAAATCTTCAGCAATTTCAGTACGTAAACCATTTTCTATTGCTAAAGCGTTGTCTTGCATATACTGCTCTACAACATAATTCATATAAGAATCAATCTTATCCACCATACCTTCTCGTACTTCTTCAAAGTCCTGAATAAATTTTTCTTCTAATGAAGCAGTTATTTTCTCCATCTCATGATTTACACGAGCAATAACTGCTGCTTCAAAAATTTCTGTAGCTTTTTCTTTAAACTCTTCTGAAAGATCCTTACCGAAAATGGGAGACAGATCAATAGCATCTGGCTCACTAATTTCTTCTATATCACCTTCTAGATCCTCTTCCTCACTCATAGGGGCATTGCCGCTAGAATTTTGCATATTAATTACTTTGGTTGGATCATCTGTGGTAGTAAAATTAGGAGCAGTACCCGGACCTTTAGCTTGGAGATTATTTTTGCTAATTCCCTTGCTAACCTTGGTTCCCTGATTTTCTGTCTCATCCCTCTCTTCAAAAGAAGAATCCTCAGAACTTCCCTGTTTCGGACTAGAAGCATCGCCCGGATTAGCAGGCTTGATAGTAGTATCTTTGCTAACAGATCCTGCACCCATTTGATCAGCTTCGTCAAGACCTGCTTTTGCTTCTACACGCGCTAGCAACTCTTTAATTTTGCTTTCTACTGACATTATTGTCTCCTAATGGAATTTACTCAATTATTTATAATTATGGTTTACTAGACAAACTAGACATGAACTGCTCAAAGATTTTAATTTTAATAAAATCTAAATCTTTTGATTTGGCTTCTTTTAAATGTTTTTTGGCATTTTCTATTTCAATGGCTTTCCAAATACCGTTTTCACAAATCCAATCTACATTCTCCATAATACCTTGGACAAAAGCATCTGGGGCGGAAGGATCTGACACTATATCTACTGTAGCTAAATGAAAATCGTCTTGAACTTCCATTATTCCGTTTTTTTCCTTTAACGATCCCAATCCTCTAGAAGATACTCCAAGCATCACGCCTTCCTCAATAAAATTTTTAGCAATTTTGCCCATCGGTGTTTCTAGTATCTTGGCTCGACCAACCACATTATCTTCATTAAATTTTAAACTTGTAATTAAATGTGACACTTGATTCAAATTTATCTGTGGATTTGGAGGATGTCCGAGTTCCCCTAACGAACGTTTTTGTTCAATAAGAGATTGATATCTATTAATCTCTTTTTCCATTACTGATCTTGGATAAATTCTACTATTTTTGTTCGGTTTATTCGATTGCATAAAGATGCCTTCTATAAAGACATTCTTATTGCCATCAGATTCCTCGGTGATATACTGAATATTGTGAGTAACTTCCGTTATAAGTTTCATTTTAATCGTATTTGCTAGAAAGAGTTTGTTGATTTGGCAAGGTATAACCCTGTGTCTTAGATAACGTTAAAAATACAGTCCCGCCTGATCCACTAAGAGTACAATCTAAATTTGCGTTATTATTGGCAGTATCAGTAAATCCAAATTGTTGATTTAGGGACCAATTATCATTACCATACAATACCATTACTGTACTACTATTTCTTGCAATAGTTAAAGAATCTGTGCCTCCAAATGTCCACAAAATACCTGCTATATTTACATTAGAATTAGCATATCCTAAAAAAGATTCCTTGGTAGTTTTAAGATCAGTATTTAAATCAATAGTAGAAGATCCCGAACCAACCAATTTAACTACAGCAGTTTGTGGTGTTTTCTTTAGTACAGTTTTAGTTACTGCCATTTATTATTCCTTGTTTGAACCATCAGATTCTTTATGACTCTTATAACCCTTATTCTTCATATACCAGGCTAAAGCATAAGGATTATCTATCTCTTTATGTTTCTTCATTGCCTTAATTGTTCCCTCAAACCCAGGAGGGGATACTTCTTCTATTTCTTTATTGTAAATTGTTTTAGCAATTTCATTTTTCTTATCATCTATAGCATCTGCTAATTTAAATTTCATTAACTCATTGAATTTATCTAGAGCATCAACACTTTTATCTGATAATATATCATCTATCATAGATTTTATAACAACTGAGTTATCCATAAATTTTCCTTACTGATTATTAGTAGTTGAAGTATCTGACTGAGATACAGGTTCACTTTGAATATCCTGTTCCATTTCAGATATTTCATTATCATCTAAACGCAACACCTTTTTTAATACGTATTTTTTGCTAAAAAATGTCCCAACAAAAGGAGACATTTGTGTAAGAACATCTAATCTGTTTCTTAAGTTTTCTGCATCCTTCATTTCGGCATAATATTGATCCTGCGTAAATTTGTACGATATATTATCTCTAATAACTTCCCAATCAGCAGGAGCAATAATACCTTTAAGTATTAAATTTTGTTTTAATAAATCATCAAATAAAATGCTAAATTTTTTGCGCAATCTATCTACAAATTTAGCAAATTTAATTTCATCTCTACTTATTTCTGCAGCACGTCCAAAATTAAATCCAGATTGTTGTTGTAATCTAGATAGAGGAACATTCAATGCCTGGTACAACTTTGTCTGAAAATAGTTAATATCGTCAATTTGCCCCAAATTTTCGCCACCGGGCAAAGTAGTAATTTCTGTACCTCGGCCGCCTTCTCTTCTAGGCAACCAAAAATCTTCAAGCATAGACATCATTTTACGATCGTCTCTGATTTCCCCCGTCTGAGAATCATAAACAATCTTATTTCTATAGCGAGCCATAATATCTTTTAAATATTGTTCTGCTTTAATTTTAGGTAAATTGCCAACATCAATGTAAAATATTCTTCTTTCTGGAGCACGAGATATTCTATAAATTACTAGGGCATCCTCCATCATTTTTAACTGATTAACAGGTTTAATTGCCTTATGTAAATAACCTAGCACTATATTTTTTTCTAAATCACTAATACCAGAAGGAACGAATGTAATTGTATCCGGTGCAATCTTAATACTTCCATTATTTATAGTAGTAGAAAAATTTGCATTGTACGAAAGCCCTTTATCATTGTATATAAAAAATTCTTCAATCTCAGTAATATTTTCTATTCCGGTCTTAGTATCCTTTTGTTTTTTAACATTTCTTACTTTCTTTATTTTTCTAGGATCTATTTGCCGCAATTCTACAATACCCTTTTTAGCATTTTGTAGGTCTACTACTTTTTGAAAATACAATCTTCCATCAATGTACCAACGCCTAAAAATATCATAAGCTTTATTATTAAAATCCAATAAACGTATTACTTCATTAAATTCTTTTTTTATAGATAACTTAATTTGATCATCTAAATCTAAGTTATCGGTGTTTATCGTAACAGGTTTTTCATTATCTAAAGAAGCAATGGCTTCAGTAACTATTTCCTCAATAGCAGAAGAAACATCAACATACATTGCTGCTTCTCTATATCTAGTTATTAAATCTGCTTCAGATTTAGTAGTAGCATCTAATTCGACGTAAGTGCCAAAATATCCACCCCCCTCAACAGTAGAAATACCATCATCAGAAACTGGAGTAGCAAAATCCTGAACTAATGACCTTTTATTTTCATCATCTCTAGAGATAGTATAGCCAAACAATTTAACTGCCATAATTTAAATCACCTAAAAATTTTTTACTGAGTTCCAGCAAAATTAGCCGCGGCATTAACTATTTGTGCTGCAGGATTAGGACTAACAGTGAAGGTTTGATACTGAAACGTTGCCCCAAAACTTGATATAGTATCATTCAAACCAAAGTCTAGTTGAACATCGCCTATATCGGAAGGGAAAACATCCTGTAAGTTATATGCTTTTAATTCATTTCCATTACGATCCAATTGGGTAATTTGCATATTACACATATATTCAGATGGTCTTATCTTACCTATTTTGGTAATTAAATTATCCATTCCGTTCATCCATTGCTCTAAAGCTGTTCTTACGGAAAATTCAGAATCATTTAAAATTAATAATTGTATTGGGGCAAAAGTTCTATCACCTGCAAATTTTACTTCTCTTCCCCTGTAAAATACTGGAGCTACTCCAATATTTTGGCCTGGCATAGTTGCCTGAGTAACCAAAAAAGGTACCTTTTGCCCTGCCAAAGATGCGTTAGGAACAAAACCTACTGGGAAAGTCATTGTTACAGAAAACTGATTAGGTCTAGCTCCACCATTAGTTAAAGCTGATTTGAACTGATTTACATTAAATCGAATGGCCATTTATTTTCCCCTTAAGCGCCTACTTCTTCAAAACTAATTCCAGATCTAGTCGCAATAAAGTTCAATTGAATAAAATTTATGGATCTTGCAGGCTTTATGTATATATCTGCTACAAATTCATTTGAATCTATGACCTGGGAGGTATTGTTTGTTTCATCGCAAATTACTCTGAAATCGGTAATGCCTCGTCTGCCTTGTACGTCTCTTAAAAATGGTTCAACAAGGTTTCTAAATTGTGCTCTTGTAAATGCATCGTTAAATTCAAATAATTGAAATTTTGCAGCAGTTGCGATTGCTTTTTCCAATACTATGAACAATCTACGAACATTTATTCTGTCAAATGCACTTGGTTTAGTTAACAACGTTTTATCACCAAAAAGAACTGTGCCCTGACCGGGAAAGGATACCACTGGATTAATTTCCTTTTTATATAAGGAATCTCTATCAGTTTTACTAGGTGAGAATGCCAATCTAACCACATTCTTTATTTGGCCTCTACTAAAACCTGCAGGAGAAAACCATGGATCAGCTATAAAATCTGTTCTTGCTGCCAATCCTGCAGTATCACCGTTTAGGGGAATCCAACGATAAACATCATTATATCTATCGTATTGTTGTTTGTATCCAGAATCCATTACAGCATAAGAAGAATTAATATTAATAGTATCTCTAAAATTTATTACATTATTAACAGGAAGACTTACTCCAACAACATCTGATTCTTTTGGGGAGAAAAATACAACACAATCCCTTCTTACATCTGCTATATTATTAACTACAGATATAATAGTATTGGTATTTGCGTCACCCATTGGAATTAAACTTATATCATATTTCTCATCGTTAGCAAAAATATTATATGATGTTGTTAAATTACCAATTGTTGGAATTCCTTGAGCACCATTTTGAAGATTCAAAGTTAAGGTTCCACTAGGAAAAGATCCAGGTGCAACAGATAATCTACCAAATGTGGTATTTCTTGCCTCAGCGCCCCAATTATCTATACCTGGATATGTTGGATGAGATAACCAACGAATATATTCCGATCTAGTATTAATTACTTCCTTATAATAATTGGAACTTCCATCGGCTAATCTGGCATCACTTGCCTTTGAAACAAAAGAATATTTTTCTAAAATAGAATTTCTTGTACCTGATATGGTTCCATCTCTATCTATTACTGCTATATGCATTTCATCATTTAGACCCCCGCGTTCTGATACATACGCAGAGGTGCCTGGCACACCTCTAAATCCAGTATTGGCAGTAAAAGTTGAAAAATCTGAACTAGAGGACGAATCAAAAATTACAACTCGAACAGAGTTACCCTTTTTTCCTGGATACTTTGCACAAAATTCTCCAAAATAATCTACAGGAGAAGCAATGTGATTATTTTCATAATCATCTTGATTATAAACAAGTTTTGTATTTTCCAAAACACATGTAGCGGTTAAAACAGTATTAGCATTTGCCAGATTCGAAATTGTTATTCTAGGGGCATTAAAATAACCAATACCAGGATTAGTTACTACTATGGAAGTAATCGTATTACCTGCAACTAGTGCATACCCTGTAGCTGATTGTGTAGTAGTATTGTAAGTACCTGCACCGATCGAAGTATTTGCTGGGGTATCAAAAGTAACAGAAATATTAGCATTTGCATTTCCAAAAGGGCCAGCATCTGGATAAGGAATATTTATAGAACCTAAAGTTATAGCAGTACTGATGCCCGATAAAGCAACAGAAGTTCTCATAATTGCCTTGTTTCCGGATCTTACAACCTGAAGATTATTGCCGTACCCTAAAAAATTAGCAGCAGTGAAGAAGGATTTATAAGTTTCGCTATCTGGGGGACCAAAAACTTTTACTAAATTATTTTCAGAGTCAATGGTTATTACTTCGTCCAAGGGGCCCCATTGAAAAGCGCCAGCAAAAGCTCCAGCAGTTGTAGCGACAGCAGGAACAATTGATGTAAGGTCCCTTTCTGTTACTACTACTCCAGGTGAAAGCTGAAATGCCATCTTTATCTCCTTAAATTTTATAGATAGTTGTCTTCAACTATGATTACTATTTATTTATAATATACATATTTTAGACACTTTCTATCCATTTTTGTTTGAGTTTTTGCATTTCTTTTTCTGGATCTGAATCAAACCATAAATCATCACCTATTACTTCTGGCGGTTTTTCCTTTAACTCACCAATATCTATGAATCCAAATGGGGTCAACCCTTCCTCAATTGCCTTAAACTGTTCCTCATAAAGTTCCTTTCTTAAATGTATATTAGTTAATTCTTTAAAAAAGGAATTATTTGTGGCCCATCCTAGAAGAACAAGAGTCATCACCAGATCATCATGATACCCTACATCTGCAGAAAAAGAATTACGTTGTTCTATAAATGTAGAAATTTCATGAATTATATCAGGATCATGTATAAGTAGTTTAGTATTTTCTACCAAGCTTTTAAAATTAGTACAACCTAAGGACTTTACATTTTTAGTAGTTCTGACACCAAGAGTTGCGCCAGATTGAAAACCCGCAGATATAAATTGACCAGATTTACTATTATGACCAATAAAGAAAACGTTTTCGTATTCTAAATCTGAATATAATGCGTCTGCTACTTGTTGTCCATTATCATTAATTTCTATCAAGCAAAATGCATTATTATAATCTTTAGCAACCTTATAGATTATATTTGGATACATTAAAGGACTTATTCTATTACTTCTATATTTAGCAACTATTTTGTAAGGAAATTCTGTTATATTAGTAACAGTAAAAGCACAGTAGTCACCACCTATTCCTCTAGATGTATCTGCCACTATTACATATGTATGATTTTTACCTTCTAACTCTCCATTATCATTGCGTATAACTCTTATTGGTTCTTCAAGAACATCTAAACCATCTCGTCTAAAAATAAAGGGTTTAGCAGATAATCTAGCAATGGTGTCGGGGTTAATTAGAGTATTTGAAGATCCTAAGAATTTACATAAAACTTCCTGGTTAAACTTAAGATCTCCAAGAATAGCTTTTTGAGCATCAGCCCATTCCTTTGTTCTTCCTGGAATCTTATCATAAGGAATAAAATGAGAAACGAATCCATTGAGATTTTGCTCTGCTTCATTCCAAAATTTCCAAAAATGATTATATCCCATGGGTGTTGATGTCAAAAGAATCTTAGTTGTTTCTCCTGAAGAAATTGTCGGATAAACTGAAGTAAAAAATTCATCAGCAATGTTATTTGGAATAATAGCAGCCTCATCTATATACAACCAGTTTACAGATTTGCCTCGAATACCAGAACTTGAAGTAGCAGCAGTAAATATTCTACAACCATTTTCTAATTCTATATCGCCTTTATTCCAAGTCTTTAAACCTTGTTGCATCCATAAAGGCAAATATTCATACATCAATTGATATCTATATAAAACTTCTCTTGCAGCAGATGATTTATTGGCTAGTATAGCAACTGTTTTATTTTCTTGAAAAAGCGTGTACCACAAAATACAAGCAGCAGCAGTAATGGTTTTACCCTGTTGCCTGCCCTCCATCAAAATTACCTTACGATTATTTAAAATAATATCAACTTTTTCTTTTTGGCATTCATATAATTTAAATGGTATCAAACCTTTGTCCAATGAAACTATAAAACAATAATTTTCTATAAAATAAATTGGATTTCTGGAACATTTTAAAATTTCTTTTATATTATCTTCAGAATACTGCATAGGAAACCCTATCTGTTTTAGATTTTGATTTCCATTGTAAGAATTTTTAGTCAGAGTCAATTGTTTTATCATCTTTTTTCAAAAGTTTTAGTAAATCAGAAGTTGTTCCGGCAAAAACAATATTATTTTGCGTACCTATATGGCTTGAATTTATATCATCTGAATCATCTAATTCCTTAACTTGTTTTTGTAATCCTATTAAATCTTTAGCAACATCAGACATAGTCTTTATTAACTGACCAGCAACTTCATATGTCCTCGGATGTTCAGAATTTCTAGCAAGATTTATCATCTCATCCAAAGTTATATCCCCCTTAACTATTAAATTACGTAGAGTTCTTCTTGCAAGTTGATAATCATCCTCTATATCGTCTTCTTTTTTAGTAAAAACTGTGGGCAGTAAAGGTTCTTTTATTTTTTCCTCAGCTGATAAATTAAAGAGTTTATCTAGTTCTTCTATCTTTTTCATTTTAGAATTCTTCAAAAGTTTCCAAATAATCTATATCATCTCCGGGAACCGAAGTAATTGGATCTACACTAGCTGTATATTTTTGATTTTGTTGTGTTAGATTTTTGTCATTAAATGTTGATGCTATAACTTTTTTAATCAATCCTTGTTTATTGATGGGTCCATAAAAATTAAGTTTCATAACAAACTGCAATGTCCAAATTATAGATCTTCTTAGGACAAAATCTCCTTCGTAATTATCTTCATAAGTAATATCTTCCAATAAAATTGGCAGATCATTTTTTATATCCAATGCAGGAATTGCCTTGAGAGTTAAATTATAATCAGGATTAAAGTATGGTAAAATTTGTTCTAGCACTTGTAAACCATCGTCTTGATTCTTAGAGTAGATGTATAGATTAACATTAATATTATATGGTGTGGGGGCATATTGAGAATTTAAACTATTTATAGAACCATTGATATATCTATTCTGCTGTATAGGCGATATTTTTCTAGTAGGATCATAAACTATACCAATCATTTCAAATGACATTCTAGGTAATATAACTTGAAAATTTTTGCTGTCGGGATCAGGTTGTTCCTCAATTTTAGCTAAAAACTTTTGCTTGGATGCATAGGCTAATGGGACTCGAATAGTTTCAACTACATTTTTACTTGAATCTTTTCTATCAATTGTAATACCATTAAACATATTACCAAATGCTACTATAGATTTTCTTACGGTTCCCCAATAAAATTTCTCATCTAACATTATCTAAAAACCTCACCAAATGGATTTCTTTCAGTAAAATCTAAAATATCTGTTATATCAGTATCAAAATCTTCATTTTTAATATTAAATAAATCATCTTTAGATATATAGGATTCTAAGATTAGTGACATATTTTCATATTCTTCAAGTAATAGTGCGTCGCCGCCCTCCAAAAGGAATTCAAATGCTGTAATGTCTTGATCTGCGTAATCTGCTATTTCATCTATTTCTACAATGTCTGTATTGAAATTTTCACTACTGTATTGCATTAATTCTGTTTGTAATGTGAAAACAAATAATTTGCCTATTTGAAAAAATGGTGTTTCGGTATCTACTTTTCGTATTTCAAAAAATGATTTAGTTAACGGAAAAAATACTATATCTCCTTCTGCGGGTCTAATATCTAAAATAGAATTTCCTGTTCTACCCACAGTTTCTAACCATCTTTTCTTAGAAACTATAAAAGTAGCAGTATCTTTAATTTCCACACCAAATCTCGACATTAATTCGCCGTCTCCCTGAAAACCATTAGAATTTTGTAGATACATTTCCAGAGGATAAGCATGCTCGAAAGAACTAATAGTATCTTCTCCAAAAATTCTATCTATATTGTTAAATTTTCTTGGGACGTAAAATGCCTCAAAACCATAAATTTTCAAGCATTCTATTATCAAATCCTCATAGAGATTCTGTTCCGATCTACGACCCATCGGAATGCCCGATTGAAAATAATGATTAACTGCCATTTGTATTTTTATTGACTTTCTATAGACAAGGTGTTAACATAGCTCTGAGCCTAGATGATAATTATCCTGTAAAAAAATCCACTGGTAATTCAAATCTAGATTGCATTTCATCTTCAATAGCTTTTATTTCTTGTTCTGCTTCTTGAAATATTATATCACCATTAAGTGTTACTCCCCCAGGAAGTAGAACACCTGAAAACTTCTTTAAATTTGTACCCCATTGTCTTTTAATTAAAGCAGTACAATATCTCTTAAGAAACATATCATCATAAACATCTAAATACGTATCTGGATCCAAAATACGATAGCATTCGACAATAATATAATCTCCTTCCTTCGCATCTGCAGCCCAATCCATATCCATATATAATCGATTCATATGTCTATTAAATCTTACAGGTTTAATACCTACTAGTAATTGATTTATTAGTTCTATATGAGACTTAACCATTGAATAATAGATTAAGTCTGTCGACATTAAACTATATAGATCATTTATTAAAATTTGATATCTAATATCAAATATATTGATACCTGTGCTTCTATTAGAAAATGGTAATATTCTAGTAACACCTACAATATTATCATTTAATTCTATATATTGACTGGAAATATTATTGGCAGTAAATTGATGTTTTAAATAGACTAATTCAACAGCATCGTAATGATATTCTCTATAAAATTGAAATGCATCATCTATACGATCTTCAATCTGATCGTCATCAACATTTATTTCAATAACCGGATGCCCCAATCTTCTAAAACAATAATCTCTAAGTTGTTCCCTAGATGCTACTTTAGCCATTATCGTGTTACCTCTGGTAGGACTGTTACTGAACCTTCTTGGATTCTGTATACCACATTCGCATTGAATAATTCTACATCATAAACATATCTTCCAGATTTAATATTTGCAGTTTCATTGTGTGTTAACGATATGTTTACATTACCATAGATATTGGAAACTATAGTAGTTGTAAAGGTGATAGAATTCGAGGAATAATACGATCTACGCATCTTAGCTCGGGGCGTAAGACCTGTGATATCTATAGAATTTTTAGCTTTATCCTGGTATAGAATATATTCATTAAAAGTGGCTCCTTGATCCAGAACAATATCTCTATATTTTTTCATTATAGTTCTAAAGGTAGTATAGCTATTTGTAATTGTACAGATTTATTGCTTCCCGAATTATTAGTTACACTAGCATAAATAGTCTTTGTTCCCAAACTATCCCATGCTACTAATGCAGGAGAAAACCTCTCAGTTTGTATTCCAGGAGTAGAAAAATCACACAATACTCCTGCATTGCTGCTGTAGGGAACTCCTGATGCTCTAGCTGTATCTGTTAATCTATCTGCATCAGATACATACAATCGTACTCTAGATGCAACATTTGTATATACTGTACCTATGGCAAAAGTATTTGCATTGGTCAATATATTGAATGTGGCAGATGTAGCTGTGGGTATTGTAGAACTATTGCCTACAGCTACAAATCTTCTTGCTAAACCTAGCCCGCCACCAATTAAGGAGGTTCCATTAAATGTTATGGAACCAGTATTTCTTATAACTAATCCATCCTGACCATCTACTGCAATTCCCACTGTTCCTATACCAGAATGATACATTCCGCTTCTGGGAGCATCGGGCCAGGAATAACCAGGAGATATTTTTGAATCAACCACATTTGCTTGAAATTTTCCATTTGCATAAATGTTTGAAAAATTATTGTTAACTTTTGCAAAAGCAGTTCTAAGAGGATCACCTGATCCATCATTTGCAGCATTTCCTATACTAACTAAATCTAAATTAGCGCTTCGCATTATTGTTTTCCATTTACTAAAATTTCTAAAAGTTTTTTAATTTCACCTATATCTTTTTCAATGCTATTCACTCTTTGTTCCAAAATTTTTCTGGATTCAAAATTTTTAAATTCAATTTGATTATTGAATAATAACGCAAAACTATCTGGGTCTTGTACATAGTTTTGATTTTCTTTAACTGGCAAATATTCTTTATGCATAGGTTGCAGTTGCTATTAGATTTTTTATTTTTGGCACAACCGAATTGTTGTCTGAATAAAATACTATTTTTATTTGATATGTATTGAAATCACTAAACACAGTATTCGAAATAGGATTAGTATAATTTATAGATAAATTTTCATAAATTTCACTGGTATAATTACTATCGGATAATCCAACATAAATTTTAGGTGTAGCATTACTTAAGGGTATTCTTTGCCAGGGCAATTCGCTAAATAGCAATTGTTGTTTATCAGAAAAGGATCGTATTTTAGCAAAAATATCTATGTCTGTATAAATTTTTCTATTTACATCTAAACTTATTCTAATACCATTAGCACTAACCCCATCTGAAAATATAACTTGCCTTCCAATATAACTTGCATTAGCTGTGGCAGTTCTATCAAATTGCTCATTTAATCTTATTGTATCTTGATTAGATAATTTATCTACTTCAAATTTAGTAATACTAAAAAATGTTTTATCTAAATCTATAACAGGAGACGAATCATAAGTTTTATTTGTAAACGTTACTTGTAAACCTACATCACCTGTTATATTAGCCTTTTTAGTTTCATAAGTAGGATTATCTATAAGAATTTGTATGGGAGAATAACCAGAAAAAGTTCCTGATAAATTTTTAGTCTGCAGAGAAAAATTTATGTCACTTAAATCTCCAAATTTATCAGTAGCAGATTGAACTAAAATAGAATCATAATTTACTGAGGGTATTTCTCTATTTTGCAAATTAAATATTTTAGTGCCTGTTTCAAACCTAGCTTTTATTAATTTGAAACACAATGATTGATTTGGGTCTCCTGTCCAGGAATAAGAAATTCTAACTTTCTTTCTAAGACCAAACCATTTCCATTTAACAGTTCTCAATTGATTCGTTTTAAATAACTGTCCCACGAATGGTTCTTTATTTACTTTACTATTTGTAGTAGAACCTACTATTAATTCGTTTAATCTGCCCGAAAAAACTGAATAATCACTTGAAGTGGATAAAATACAAATTGCGTAGGTTTGTCCTTCTTTTAAATAAACTAAATTATCAAAATTTATTCTAGTAGCATTTCCAAGACCTGAATCTAAATTACTAGGCACACTTATTTGACTTGGTTGCAAAACCACAGATGTACCTGCTATGTAAGCATCTGATCTTGGTATACCGAATTCGCAAGGCCTCAATTCTATAACTACAGGTTGATCTATACTTTTTGTTCTAAAATAAATTTCAACACCTTTAATGTATACTCCTTGAGGATAAACACCAGCATCCACAAAAAATGTTTGTGATAGAGGACTATTTTGATTTGTTAAGCTTACTAGTGGTCTTTGTAATGCAGTAGTTTGATCTAAAAATGTGGTAGTTGTATCAGCTATAGCTTCTATATTTTTTTCCGCAACAAAACTAGATTCTTGTTCAGGCCAGTTATTATTGTCAACTATACTAACTTTTAATGGACCTGCTGGTATACTAAAATATGAATTATTGGGTATGTAAACATTTGCATTTAATGCCCCTAAAGAATCAGTAAATATTTGTTGATTAAAGAATGAATTAACACCTTGTACTGCTGTAAGAGGCGTCATATCAAATTCATTCAAATACAAATATACTCGTTTATTTGCAGGTAAACCTGCAGCATTAACTGTAATTGTTTTTGGACCTATTGTGAAGTAATTTGTCATAATTGATGTTTTTTAATTGTTTTAATTTTTATCATTTACTATTCCCCTCCACCTTGATAATTATTGTAATCAATATATAATCCATCAAATTCATTTTGTCTACTAAATGAATCTGTATAGTCTGTATTTCCTGGGGGTTGCGTAACAACGTCATCTGTAGTTTTATTATTAGAGCCACTATTTGAAAAAGAAGTAGTTCCTCCGGAATTGACATCTGTATTATTAAACGTACCTGGTACCTTTTTAATACCGCTCAAATCGCTACTAATAACATCTATTAAATCCTCTATAAATCCTGCGTATGTCGTAACAATTTTATCTAGTCCTAAATTAGTTATTGTTAAATTCACAAAAGATGAAACTGTTATTTCTCCTGCTATTAAAAGTTTAGCACCATTGAAAATATTAGTAATGCTTGTAGCAAAAGTATTAGTAGAAGACTGAAAATCACCAAATTTCAATTTATTATAAGGATTGTTACCTAAAATGTTTCTTAAGGTAGTATCAACTGTTCCCAATACCTTAACAGCAGTAGGATAAAGTAAACTTTGAACAGATTGTGCTGCATAAACTATATATGATTTAGATAAAATGTTTTCTGTTGTTATTGCTGCCATTTTTTTCCTTTTTTAAACCTAGCTGGAGCCTTCTCCCCCACTATCACTTTGACTGGAACCATAATCATAAATTATTTCAGGAGTAACTTTTATTCTGCCTGTATCAACTGACGCTTCTGCTAAGTTCACTGTATTAAAATGGCTTACTCCAAGTTGAGAAATCATGGTTTCTTCAGTATTTTTAGTAGTAACAAAACTACCGCTTACACTCACATCTGCAGTATTTTGTAATTGTATTGGTATTATATTTTTAGTGAATTTAGGCGAACAGTATCCTTCAACAGTATTTATTGCCGCACTAAAATATCTATTTCTAAAGTCTGAGCGTATAGTTGTGGAAAAATCATCAGTAAAAATAGATATATTTAAAGTTATGCTACCATCAGATTTATAAATTCTTTGTGCTAATCCAGTAAGCTCTATATCATGTCTATTAACTATTTTTTCTAATCTAGAAAGTTTTTTATCTATATCTCCAATGTCCTTCATAGTATATCTTGATATAGGTGTATATTCTATATCTATTATACTACTATCTCTAGTATATGGAGGAATACTTAATATACAAATACTTTGTTTGGTGGCATCTGAAAGATCAGGATTTACAACAGGTGTTTCAGAAGATACACCCTTATCAACATAAAAAATTTCTGCAGGATCTATATCTGAAGCTTCGTTATTTACCACATAAAATCTATCTTTTCTACCTAAGTAATATTCTAAATCTGAATCTGCATCTGTAAAATTGGGATTTGGAACAATTGAAGTTCTAAATACTAAATTTTGACTATAAAAAGAAGATTCTTCTCTAATAGGTCTAAAATCGATACTATCTCTTAGATTATACGATATACCGTCAAAAATAAATGTTGGTATATCCCCATATTCTGAATATGAGGATGCTATTGATGGACCTAAATAACTTGTACCAGATGATGGGCTGTGTAAATAGTGATCATAAACTAGTAATACGTTTCCGGGGGCAGTTGCATTTGCTCCTAAGTATTTTATACTACCAAAAGAATGATATTGTGAAGTAGATCCAGAGTCAAATTTAAAAAGATATGAAGGTAGAGGATCCACTCTTTGCCACGCTGAAGTGTTACTTAAGGCTGCACCAGTTGAGGTAATATTTGCTCGATAGATAATATATCCATTGCTTACAAAAACATTAGAAGCATAGGTAGAGGATACATTATAAATTCCCAAATAACTATTTCCTCCTATTGGAAATACGTTTTTAAAAGATTTAATATCAGCATTGGGTAATAGTAAAACTTGTCCAGAATAATATAAATTACCGACGTAGACTCTATTAGATACTAAAGTTTTTAATCTTGGGGAAACACTATTATTGTCTATTGTAGTATATAAATCCACTTTACCTGAAAATGCTGCATCATTTAAATTAAGAGATAGCCCGGTACCGGTTGAACTAATAGATAAAGAAATTCCTGCGCCATCTAATCTTACATATTTTCCTGCTACATATGAACCAGATGAAGTTTTTATAACAGCATAATAATTTTGCAATGCGGTGGAAGTAGTAAGTACTGTTCCTGCACCGCCAACAAATCTTTCTGGACTAGCTACAGAGGCTGTTACAACTCCTCCGGATGCTGTTAGATTAGCAAATTTTCTAACATATTGAACATTAATATTTTGTACATTTTTAATATATTTTTTAGCTAAAGGATAAATTAAACTCGTATTAACCGCAGAATCATATAAAATTACATTACCTTGCAAAGGATTAGGTGATTGATACGTTCCATATAAGTAATTTATATTGGCTTTAAATTTAGGTGAAGCATAGGAGGAACCGCTAAGAGTAGGTTCGCTAATAAAGCATGCTATATTGGTAGCTTTAGATGCAGCCACATTTGCAGTAGCATAATGAAAGTAAGCTTTATACGCAACATTACTTCCTTCCGTTCCATGAAACTCGAGATGCTTAAGCACCATGGTATCGTAAACTAATGTTGATCTATCAGTAGGATTCGAAACAGAATGTGCTTCTAAAATATATTCAGTAACTAAAGTATCCTCTGGTATTACTGATCCTTCCGGATTTTGCACTATAAAATACTGACCATATTTAGGAGAAAAATTGGAGTTTTCTATAGTAGCAGTTACTCTTGCTTTATCAATACCTAGTAAATAATTGGAAATACTTTTTACTTCTCTGCCCCCAACAAATGCTATCCCTGGAGTTACAGAAAATGCAGTAATTAGTGATTCGTTATTTACTGAATATGGTAAAAGTCTAAAATCTTTAACAAAGAAATTTCCTGTTGTATCAAAAGATCTTTTTTGTATTTGATTATCTATTTCACTATATTGAGTTTCTTCATTTAAGTATGATGCAACTCCCTTTTTATATCTAACTAATTCAATATATTCATCATTATAATCAGGTGTCCCATCTGTTTTTAAATCAACAGATTCTCCTACTAAACTTACTTTTAATCTATCCGCTCCCCTAGCAAAGTAATTTGAACTTCCCAATGCTGGATCTAATAATGAATTATCATCGTCACTAGTTATTATTTCCTCATTGTATTTGAGTATTACTGATTTATCCGGATATCGTTTATATTTGTCTACAACTACAATTTGAGGATCTACTTTTATAAAATAACCATTTTTGTAATACACTCCCTCACTTATACCGACAGCTATAACTGGGGCACTACTTTTACGATACATAAAGATAGTAGAACTTATTAAAGTTGCATTAACTCTTTTATTTGTTCTAAAAGAAGTACTGTTTAAAATTTCTATAACATACAAACCATCGGGTAAATTTGGATTAACCAAATAATCTCCAATTTCTATTCCAGACGTACTTGCTACAGATACTTCAGCAGTTAATTCGCTAGTAGTACCAGTAATAGCATAAACAAAATCTGTGGCAGTTGTTGCAGTTACTGTTGTTGTTATTTTTGATACTGCATCAGAATAGTTATTGTAAAAATTAAGTATCTCACCGCTATTAAAAACTCCATCATTTTCATAACCTGGTTTAAGAGCTGCTACAATAGTAGGAGGATCTCCGATAGTAGGATTATCTGCAGCATAAACCTTTAAAACCTTTGCTACTACATTGGATGTCACTCCTGTAACAAATTTATCTAAATAAGCAGTAACATCTGGTGTTCCTGATAATTTAATACTTGTTACTGCCTCATTGGGTTGTATAGTAGAAGGATCTGATTTTTGAATGACAGTTCCATCTTTAAATATATGATTAGCAAATCTTTTTATTTGATTATAGATAACAGTTTGTAATTGTGTGAGTTCTCTAGCTTGGACAGCTTGTCCCGGCTTAAATAAAATTCTATGATAATTTTTACTTTCTTGAAAATCATCATAGTAAGGATTTACATTGGTATTAACTTTAGCCATTTTTTTCCTAAAACTCTATAACTATATGTATATTTTCTGATTGATCCGCAGCCCTGGAAATTTTACCTCGATTTTCATAGAACAAAATTTTACCAGTATTTTTTACTACTTCTGAATTTTTTATAGAATGAACATAAGCAGTTGCAGCTGAGGAACTTCCTGTAATTGTATCGCCTACTCTGAAACTAATAAATCCGTTACTAATATCTCGATTTTGAATATACTTTACATCAAATCGTGCACCTGTTCCAGTTGAAATAATTTGAGCATTTGCTTTAGAAACACTTCCTAATATAAACTCATCAGGTAAAAATATTCCAGATAATGGGGCAACATTTAATGTATTTGTTGCATCATAGGTTAAAAGCTCTGCTTCTAATAAGGTATTTGCATCAATCGGCGCTTCTATTAAACCTATGGTTCTAAAATCATTAGAAATAGGAAAATCTCCAGATCCCTCTGCAAAATCAATTCTACTATTAATAAGTACCCGGTAACCTCCCAACTCCTCAATGGAATCTTTTCCATGTCCTCCGTAAGGAGATACAACTAATCTTGCATTAGCTCCAGAGCCTCCTCCGCCCATTACAAAAAGATTAGCATAAGTATAGTTAACACCGGGATTATTGACAGTATAACCTACTATACTGTTAGCTGAAGATACAATAGGTACTATATTCGCATTGGAACCGTTTCCTACAACATTGACAGTTAGATTTGCCACATTTGTATAATTGGAACCAAGAGTTAAAATTTTTACATTTTCCAATGAACCATTTTTAGCATAATATGCAACATCCGTATTCAAATTAACAGGCATATAGTCTCTAGTTTCAAATCGTAATCTGTCATTATCATCAATAGAATACATATACTTCCACTTGTAACTATCGGCAGTTAAAAAATAGTTAAATGATTTACCCCGAGGTTCTTGAGTTGAAATAGATCCATAATTATTAGAAATACATTTATAAACGTTATTTTCTGAATTTTTTACAAAATAATTTTTATTAAATAAATCAAAATCTAAATCATCGTATTCATCCACTATTATACCTGCTGTCCATTCTACTCTAGGAATTACATGTTTAACATCTGCAAAATTTATTCGTTTTAATGCTATTATATCTTCCCAAGTTCTAAAATGATCAGAAGAGTCCGTGGGGGTAGGGGGAGACAAATCATCGTCCCATGGTCTAGCCCTTGCTATAAACAAATAAAGCTTTCTATTGTTAATAGGATTTAATGAATTTATAAATTGTTTCGCATTATAAATTCTAAAAGATCTAGTGGCTATTTTTGGCATTATTTCCTCGAATCTTATTATTTATATGTAATCAAAAATAACAAAAGAATGATCTGCAGTAAGATAAAAATTTGTACCGAAAACAACAGTATCTACTGTCACTGTACTTTTATCACAAGTAATTGCTAAATAATTCCAAATTTCTGTACTAACCGATGTTGTGTCTACCGAAACATTACTTTCTGTTGTTATAAAAACCTCACCAAATACTTCTGTTCCAGCAGGATGAACAGTTTTTCTTATTACATCTTGCCATTCTTCCTTTGGTATATTAGTTTGTACAACGTATGAATATGGTTGGTAATAAAGGGGATATTGATTTATCTCAGATTTTGATCCTCTTAAATAAATTAATTCAGATAATTTACCTCTAGAGTTTTTCCAATAACCATCTGAAATTTTTATAGCACCTATATTAGCCAACAAATTTGCAGTATTATTATAAATAAGATTTGCAAAATAATTGCCAGGAGCTTGGCTTGTTCTAAATCTAAATGATTGAGAATTAACTACAGTATATATTTTTGCTGTTACATTTACAACACTATTTAATTCTACATTACAAGTATTTAGATTTAATAATCCGTGTTCCAATGAAGTACTTGTAAAGGTAGCAATATTATTTGGGGTACTAGATACTATGGAAACCGTCCCTTCTATACGTTTAAGGGGCGAATCAATGGTGACTATTGTATTAGAATAATAAAAGACACCATTGTCTATTATTTCAATATAATTTAATCTTCCAGAACGATCCAATCCCTTTATTTTTACAATTGCTAGTTCACCATTTAAACTATTTACTATTATTTTATTGTTGCTAGTATAACCTATTCCTCGATTTATTATATCTATACCTATTAAACTTGGAATAATTTTGGCATTTACAGTTATAACATTACTAGTATCTACTAATTTATTACTCACTATTATTTCATCAGCAATAAATTGACCATCAATTGAATTTTCATCTATATTAAGTTCATAAAAAATTTTAGTATTGCTAGTTATTTGTGTAACTCTACTTACTGTAGCAGTAGCTCCACTAGTTTGCCCAATAATTTTACTATTTTCTAGAAAAAATGGATTGTATCCATTTCCTTTTTCCACATGCATAATATAATCTTTTATCCATTGGCCATCTGATGCCTTTAAAACAAAATCTTCTGGATAAAATATTTCTATTTCCTCATTGTATAATGCTCTAAATAAAATTTTATGAGCATTTGCTGTTCCATTAGTTTTATATAAATCTTTTACTCTTTTTATAAAAGTTCTTTTATCAGTAATTAAATTTTGGGGAATATTACTTGCATAATTAGTAAAAAAATTACTTAGTAGAGAATCTACAGTTGTATCAATATCCGTATACGATTTTATATTTTGTAAAACTTCTTGCGCATTACCATTAGATTCTAAAAATTTATAGTAAGCATCTAAAAATTTATTAAATTTTGATTTTTCTTCGTCTCTTCCAAAACCAAAATTTCCAGAAACTATAGTTACCGGAAAAATATTACTAGCTATTAATCTTGTACTGGATTTTATTGATTGAATGTAAATAGGGGATATAAAGGATCCATGTATTATTGTATCACCAATTTTTAAATCTTCGGATGGTTCTACTAGTACTAAAACATTAGAATTAGCACTTACTGATCCATTGAGATTAACTATTCTTACAGTCATTAGATGCCTCCTCTGGTAAATTCTGGTATTAGTTGCTGCACAATTGAGGATGGCCTATTATCAGTATCTCCTAAATTTTCAATAGATGTGGTATTAGATGGAGGAGGTAAAATAATTTGACCTGGCTCAACAACTACGGGTAATACTTCTTTAAAATTTGCCGGCACTATAGTTTGAAAAGAGTAATCATTAACAAAAATAGTTATATTAGTTTGAGGTCTATTTGTAAGAGTGACTATAAAGGTTTCTGTACCTTCTACCTCAAAATCTCTATTAAAAGTAACACTAATAGTAGAATTTCCATATTCATTTATAACAAAATTACCCGAGGATATATTTGAGTAGTCTACGCTATCTGTAGTTCCTGAAATACTATAAGGAATAATAGTATTTTGAATAATACCAGTTGTGGACAAAGTTATATTTACAGTAGAACCTTCCGTCACTATTGTGGCAGGTGTTATAAGTGAAAAACTTTCAGCAGGTTTAGAAGTATCAGTAATAAATACTGTGACAAATTCTGTTCTACCATCTAACGATACATTTAAGAATTCTGAACCTTCTAGTAATCCATCAGCAGTAATTGATAAAACTAAACTAGCTGCTCCTGCTGCATTAGTGGTGAAATTACCTGTTAAAGAAGCCCCGCCTATATCTCCTGGTCCGACTCCAAAAATAGTATAAGGAACATTGGTACCTGTCGGTAAACTAGTAGTGGTTAGAATAATAACTAATGTATTTCCCTCATTATTAAACAAAGTATTTGCTGTCAAAGAATAGGTGGGGAATCCTGTTGAAGTATCTACTATAGGAATATCAATAAATGTCGATGTTCCAAAAATTGTCAATCTTAAAGTTTCTATACCTTCCGTGGTAAAATCTGAAATAGCATTTAAAGTTACTGATGCTTTACCTGCAGAATTAAGAAGAAATGAACCCCCAGACAAGGGTCTGTTTATATCGGATTGAGATACCCCTGTGATATTGTATGGAACTGCTACTCCTACTCCTAAATTAGTTGTAGAAAGAATTATTACTATACTTTCGCCTTCTCTAAGTGTAGCAGAATTGGCAGTTAAAGAATAACTTGGTAAAACAGGTGACGGTGTTAACGATGTATCAACTATTCCGATATCTACATATTCTGATGTCCCATTAATAGCTAATCTTAAAGTTTCTGCACCCTCAGTTAAACTATCAGCAGTTATGGATAAAACCAAACTTGCCCCGCCTGAGGCATTAGCCGTAAAATTACCTGTTAGAGAAGCACCATTTATATCACTTGTAGAAACACCAGTAATAGTATATGGTATAGTAGTTCCAGCTGCTACGTTAGTAGTTGCTAAAATAATAGCAACAGATCCCCCTTCATTGACAGAATAACTCGATGCAGATAAGGAATAACTAGGAACTGTTGGAGGTGTTACAGATGTGTCAATTACAGTTATTACAAGTGGAGTTGCTAAACCATTAACTAAAGAAACAATTAAATTTTCTAGACCTTCTGTCCTTAAATCGTTAGCTAAAGTAAAGGAGATAGTTGCAATTCCTGGAGTGGATCCAGTAGGATTAATAATAAAATTGCCTGATAGTGATCCTGCACTTAGATCAGCTGAATTTATTCCTGTTACTACATATGGTACAAGATCACCATCATTTAAACCTGTTGTAGTTAAAGTAACTGTTACGGATGATCCTTCTGAAACAGTAGGATTTCCAGTAAGAGAATAGGTAGGAAAAGAGGTATCTACAACTGTTACTGATTTAGTTGCGCCACCATTATTTAAGCTTAAGGTTAAGGTTTCATTTCCCTCAAGTTTTAAATCATTTGATAAACCAAATGTTACAGATGCCCCACCATTAGCGTTAGTTGTAAAGTTACCTGTTAATGAACCTGAACTTAAATCTGCAGCATTGATACCTGTCACTGAATATCCTAAAGTGACACCTGATCCAACTCCCGTTGTACCGAGGAAAAATGTAACACTACTTCCCTCGTTTACAGAATCACCAGCAGCATCAGTGGATAATGAATATACTACTCCGGGGGTAGTAGATGTATCATTGATAGGAACTGTAATTGATTCAGATCTTCCTATACCTGTTAGAGTAAGGGTAAAAGATTCACCTGCATCTGTTAGTTGATCTGCTTTTATTCTAAAAGTTTTGGAATCTCTACCATCACTACCAAAACTTTGTAGATTAAATGTTCCAGATAAGGGAGAACTAAAATTTAAATCTAAATCTGCTGAAGTTATTCCCGAAACAGTATAACTTTGAATTACATCTTGTGAAGCATAAGGAGATTGAACTAGAAAAATAGTTAAATCATCTCCTTCATTAACTGAGGATTTATCCGCAGTTAAGGTGTAAGTAGATGCAGGAAACGAAGAATCGGTGATATCAATATCATTGTATATTGCTACATTATTAATTAACCTAAATCTAAATCTTTCTGTTTGTTCAGTTTTTAAATCTTGTTTAACAGTTACTGATGCTGTTGCAACACCTGCAGCATTTATTACAAAATTACCAGTGGCAGGAGTATTAAAAAAGTCATCGGTATCTGTTGGGTATGTTCCTATTCCTCTTATTTCCCATGGTACAGACGTACCAGAAGATATATTAGTTGTAGTCAAGGTAAATACTACAGTAGTCCCCTCATTAATCGGCGAATTTACGTTATTCGTTAAAGTAAATGTTGGAGATGACGGCGAGGTTGAAGTGTCGATTACATCTACAAAGGATGAAACAGGTAATCCATTTAATGTTAATGTTAGTCTTTCTGTTCCTTCAGATGTTGCATCATTTGAAAGAGTAAATGAAGCAGTATCAGTAGTTCCAACAATAAAATTACCAGTTAAAGACCCAGAACTTAAATCTCCTGCGGATATTCCAGTAACAGTCCAGGGTATACTTGTACCATTGGACACATTAGTTGTTGCCAAAGTAAAGATGACACTACTGCCTTCATTTACTCTATTATTAGTAGCATTGTTAGTTAAAGTATATACTGGTATAGGTGTAGTGGAAGTATCAAGTACAGTTACTGAAATAGATTCAGCTCTTCCATTCAAGGTCAATGTAAGTGTTTCAGTGCCCTCTGTCAAGGAATCATTTGAAAGAGTAAATGAAGCAGTATCAGTAGTTCCAACAATAAAATTACCAGTTAAAGATCCAGAACTTAAATCTCCTGCAGATATTCCAGTAACAGTCCAAGGCACTGATGTTCCAGCAGCAACATTGGTTGTGGCCAATGTGATAGTGACACTTTGCCCCTCATTAATAGTAGCTACTGATCTAGTTAAATTATAGGTTGCTACAGGAGCACTAGAAGTATCTAAAATTGATACTGATGCTTGCAATGTCAAAGGAGTTTGTGTTAAAGGCAACAACGTATTATTTTTATCCACAGCTTGACCAGTTATAGTCATTACCATGGTTTCAGTACCCTCTGTTATTAAATCAGGATTGGTAACAAAGGAAATAGAAGTATATATTGAATCCGTTAAATCATTAAATAAGGAAACTGGATCAGATAAACCAGTAAAATCGGGCGCATCTTCTAGACCAAAGACTACAAATTCATCAATATTGGAAATGGATAGTAAATTGTTGTTATAGTTATTGACATCAGAATAAGTTTGGGATAAATATCTAAATCCTTGTAATATTATTTTTGTTTGTATATTTAAACTACTATATCTGCTTACTGTAGAGGAAGCCCAATTATATAATCTAGTAGCATCCCAGTAGACACTGTTGTTTAAAATACTTACTGATGCATTGGCGGGCCATAAGTAAGGAGTAATTGCTATAAAATCTAAACCAGAATTTACTATTTCGTTAGAAATAAAAGCTTCAGTTTTAGTTGAACCTTCTGTTCCAGGAAAAGTGTGAGTAAATACTACGGGAGTTAAAGTTACTCCTGTTCTATAACCTAAAGCTTTATAACCATCAGAAATTCTTTTAAGAACAGATCCTGTAGGGCAAGCAGGATTCCAAAAAATTCCATCAGATATAATTACCTCACTACCTCGTATATAAACCGAAACAACATCTGTACCTGCACTTGTTTGAATTTCTCTATTCGGATAAAATACCCAACCTCCTAAATCATTTATATTGGATTTACTAGAGGTGGGATCACTTACTACAAAATTGCCTGTTAAACTAGGAGATCCTACTAGATCTGAGGAGCTAATTCCAGTTATGGAATAAGGGATCAATGAGCCAGGAGGAATATTTGCAGTATTAAGTGTAAATGTTATGGTTTGATTATTTTCATTTACAACGCCTGTAGATGAACTTAAAAGATAAAATGCATTTTGATCTTTAGTGAAAATTGAATAACTACCAGCAGTTGTAGCTACTCTAGTAGAAAAAGAAGAATTAGTATAAATTTCCATAACAATAGTTTCATTGTTATCAGAAATCGAATCGGTAGTTATTGTTTTTGTTATCTGTCCTCGGCCATTACTTCCTATAGTAACAGAACCCGTTATTAAATTATCTGTAAAATCATTAGCTGATACAGTACCAGTAATTTTATAATAGAGAACTGTGCCATTCGATACTCCTGTAGTAGATACGGTAAATACTATAGATTTAGATTCTCCAACAACTGTTGTACTAGGATATACATTGTAGGTTTGACTTACAGCAGATAAATTAACAGAAGTAGTTGCCCTAGAGGGTCCAGAAAAACTACCCTCTAATAAAGTAAGTATTGATGTTTTCGCAGTTGTAAGATTGCCCACTGTTCTTGAAATAGTGGCGGTATTGTTGTTAATAGTGACAGAATTTTGAATCCATTGAAAATCTGTTGCGGAAGCGCTTCCTGTTTCCTTTAAATATAAAGTAATACCATTCGGTACATTACTAGTTGTTATAGTATAATTTATTACTGTACCAAATTGACCAGTAGTTGGACTAGCTGATATACTAAAAGTCTTTACTGAGGCATTAAAGATATTCTGCACTGTTCCTGATATCGAAGTAGCCCCCTCGGTTGTACTAGCGGAGTTACTTATATTGTTAGATATTGTTGTGGTGCCACCTACAGAATTATTCTGATGATCTCTTATTTGAGATAGTGTATTATTATAATTATTATTATTGGTTATAGTACAGTTATCTATTGTTCTAGAATTTGGCGCTCTGTAAAAAAATATACCTATCGGTTGGCTAGTATTTCCTGTAGTATTAAAACATCTATTGTATCTTATTGTATTAAGAGTAGCATTAATTGCTCTGTTGGATAAAGATGCTAAAGTTATTCCTGCGGCTAAAAAATATGCAGCATAAGTAGTTTCAACTCCGTTATCATAACAGGTATTGTATTCTACAGTGCATCCCGATACATCTGATAGAGAAATACCATCTGCGCCACAATTATGAATAGTATTATTTCTAACAGTATGATTATTTCCCCCTAATTCTAATCCTGAGGACGAAATATTTCTTCTAGTTTGCTTGTAAATATAGTTATTTTCTATTAATAGAGAATTGGCATTTTCATTGGAAAAAACCCCAGATTCTAAATTATTTACAAGTAAATTATCCTTAAATATTCCACCTGTCGGCATAAAGTATGCAGCAGACCATCTGTTATTTAAGAATAAGCACTTTTCTATATAAACGTCTTGTGAAGGTATTCCCGCAATAGTATCAGTCCAAAATGCAGGTGAGCTTACTGGTTGCAGATCTCCTGCCGAACCAAAAATGCCGCAACTTTCAAATTTGGATCCCCATACTCTTACATCTCTGCAGCTACCTGCTGCCATTCCCATAAAAGAAGTATTTTGTATTATACATTGTATTAAATACAAATATCTATTACCATTAAAAGATAATAGCGCAATAGTTCTTCCACTATTATTATTGCCATCAAAAATAATTTTTTGAAAATAAACATTATTGCCCGTGCTAGTAAACATTGAACTACTAGCAGTTAAGGCACTTGTAGCCTTTATAACAGTATTTTGTAGTACACTATCGCCAAGTAATCTAGTATTAGCAGGAACAGTTAGAGTGCTACTAACAAGATAAGTTCCTGCTGGAAAATAAACTGTTTTACCTGCCCCGGCATTAAGTGCAGCTTGTATAGCTGTTGTTTGATCTGTACCATTGCCTGAGGCACCATAACTAGCTACACTAATTTGAGTTGTTGAGATAGCTGCCGGCAATGCATATGCGCTTCCTGCTGCGGTTAAATCTGCAGCACTAAGTATATTTAAATAACCAAAATCACTTTGATAAGAATTTAGAAAATTTGTTAAAGTACCAGAAATAACATTATTAATTGTTATTGTCGATGTAGCTTGTATTGTGCCAGTGTATCCTCCAGTTTTTAATGATGCAGTGGAATTAATATTAACTCTATTAGAATTAATTGTCCTTGTCACAGTCGCACTGTTACTGTTTATAACTACTGCTGTTTCGGATAGTCCGTCAACAAAATCTGTGTTAAATGCTGAACCTGAATAAGTTAAATATAAAGTACTTCCATCTGGAACATTTGTTGTAGTAATAGTATAAGTTATGATCTCACCATTTGCATAACTTAGTTTATTTGTATTAATAGCAAAAGTAGGAGGCAAAAATCCTAAAGTTAAATTTTGTGCCCCTGCAATTCCAGTTGGATCGTAATAGTTACTGCTTGTCGAATT